AGCTGGAGGAGCCTCCGGAGGAGCCCCCTGAAGAAGAGGACACTGATGTCCCCCTCGAAGAGGAGGAAGAGGAGGAAGAGGTGCCTCTGGAGGATGGTGAAGAACCTGCCTTCGAGTGCCCACCCGGCTACCGCCGAGTTCAGATGGCCAATGGCGGTTTCACCTGTGTGCCCGAGATGGTTCGTCCCCGCGTTGGTCCGTATACTCAGACTGTTGACGTCAGCGGACTGGCTGGTCGCACCGTATTCCGCCCCGGCACTAGGAGCCGTTAATGAACCTGCAGGCTCTGCCTGAAGAAGCGCTCAAGGAGATCTTGGCGCTAACGGAGGCCAAGAAGCGGCTGGACTTGCGTGAGCAGGCCCAAGACCGCTTCATGCCTTTTGCTCACCATGTGTACGAGAACTTTATCGAGGGCCGGCATCACCGGATCATCGCTGAAAAGCTCGAGCGCGTTGCGCGCGGGGAGCTGAAGCGCCTGATCATCAACATGCCGCCTCGTCACTCCAAGTCGGAGTTCGCGTCATTCTTGATGCCTGCATGGTTCTTGGGCCGAAATCCAAAGCTCAAGATCATCCAAGCTACGCACAACACCGAACTTGCTGTCCGCTTTGGCCGCAAGGTCCGAGATCTAATCGACGACCCGGCCTATAAAGACATCTTTCCAAACACGATCCTGAAGGAAGACAACAAGGGTGCAGGCAAATGGGGGACTGATAAAGGTGGCGAATACTTTGCTGCTGGTGTGGGCGCTGCAGTTACAGGTCGTGGCGCGGACCTGTTTATCATTGACGACCCTCACTCGGAACAAGACGCGCTAAGCGAAACGGCGTTTGACCACGCATACGAGTGGTACACATCTGGTCCCCGGCAGCGTCTGCAGCCCGGTGGCGCTATTATTGTCGTCATGACCCGCTGGGGTAAGAAGGACCTGACCGGTAGATTGCTGCAGGCTCAGACCAGTGACAGCATGGCTGACCAGTGGGAGGTCGTGGAGTTCCCCGCGATCATGCCCAGCGGCGACCCGCTTTGGCCGGAGTTCTGGGACAAAGACGCACTGCTCTCGATCAAAGCCTCGTTGCCTGTGCAGAAATGGTCGGCGCAGTGGCAGCAGCTACCCACGGCTACAGAGTCCGCCATCGTCAAGCGCGAATGGTGGAAGATGTGGGAAAAAGAGGACATCCCACCACTAAAGTACGTGTTGCAGTCCTACGATACTGCGTTCTCTAAAAAGGAGACCGCGGACTACTCGGCCATCACGACGTGGGGAATTTTCGAGCCGGAAGAGGGCGGACCCGACAACATCATCCTGCTGGATGCGCGGCGAGGCCGGTGGAACTTTCCGGAGCTTAAAGAGGTTGCCTACGAAGAGTGCGAGTACTGGGATCCGGATATGGTCATCGTCGAAAAGAAGGCCACTGGCGGACCGTTGATGGACGAGATGCGAGCACGGGGTATCCCGGTGCTAGGCTTCTCCCCCGGTAGACGCGCGGGCGGCGGTGGTGTAGATAAGACAACAAGAATGCATATGGTATCGCCGCTGTTTGAGGCAGGAGTTGTTTGGGCCCCGGCCGACAAGAAGTTCTCCGACGAGGTCATTGAAGAGGTGGCTTCGTTTCCGAATGGTGAACATGACGACTTCTGTGATAGCATGACGCTGGCCCTTATGCGTTTTCGGCAGGGCGGCCTGATCGCCCTTGAGGGCGAAGATGACGGGGAAGAGTATTATCCTCGTAAACGGGAGTACTACTGATGGCTATGCCACCCCGCCCCATGGGCTCACTTGTGGATTCAGCGATGGCCCCTGCGGGGGCTGCCATGGATGCGTCCGCGGTTGACGTTGCTGTGATGGCTCCAGAAAACTTCGAGGGCGGCGCCTCCGTCACAGACGACGGGCAGGGCGGTGCGATCGTTCAGGCTCTGGCTGCAGCCATGGAGCAGATGTCTACGGAAGAGCTGATCCCGCACGACGCCAACCTCGCGGAGTTCTTGGACGAGGGCTACCTCGGCGAAATCTCAAACGAGTTGCAAGGTGCGTATGAGGATGACTTGTCTTCCCGGTCCGAGTGGGAAGAAGGGTACACCAAGGGCCTAGATCAGCTGGGCGTGAGGTACGAAGAACGGAGCCAGCCTTTCGAGGGCGCTTCCGGCGTCACGCACCCGCTGATTGCGGAGAGCGTGACTCAGTTCCAAGCGCAGGCGTACAAGGAGCTGCTGCCTGCCGGCGGCCCGGTCCAGACGCAAGTTATGGGCGTACAGGACCAAGCGCGCGAGGAGCAAGCTTCGCGGGTCAAGCACTTCATGAACTACCAGATCACCGAGGTGATGGAAGAATATGATCCGGATATGGATCAGCTCTTGTTCTATCTCCCGCTGTCTGGCTCGACTTTCAAGAAGGTTTATTTTGACGAGGCCCGCCAGCGCGCGGTTGCTAAGTTCGTTCCGGCGCAGGACTTGGTTGTGCCGTACTCGGCCACTGACCTACAGACCGCGCCGCGCGTAACGCATGTGCTGCGGATGGATGCCAATGAGATCCGCAAGCTGCAGGTTGCCGGGTTCTACCGCGACGTTGAACTCTCAAAATACGAGGGTGATTCCGACACTGTTCGCGAAAAGGTGGACGAGATCCAAGGTACGAGCAAATCGTACACAGATGACGTGTTTACCCTGCTTGAGATGCATGTCGATTTGGACCTCGAGGGCTTTGAGGACATGTCGCCGGAAGGCGAGCCGACGGGCATCCAGCTTCCCTACATTGTGACGATCGACGAGGGCTCCGGTCAGGTGCTGTCGATCCGTCGCAACTACGACGAGGGCTCTGATCTGGCGCGCAAGCGGCAGTACTTTGTCCACTACAAGTTCATGCCGGGTCTAGGCTTCTACGGGTTTGGCCTGATCCACATGATTGGGGGCCTTGGCCGCGCGGCGACCAGCATCCTGCGTCAGCTTATTGATGCCGGGACGTTGGCTAACTTGCCCGCAGGCTTCAAGGCCCGTGGTGTGCGCGTTCGTAATAACGACGAACCGCTGCAACCGGGCGAGTGGCGGGACATTGACACTCCGGGCGGCAGCATCAGGGATTCGATTATCCCGTTGCCGTACAAGGAACCTTCGGCAACTTTGGCCCAGTTGCTCGGAGCACTGATTGACGGCGGCCGCCGGTTTGTGTCGCTGGCTGACCAGCAGACCAGCAACATGAACCAAGAGGCTCCGGTCGGCACGACTGTTGCGCTGCTTGAGCGCGGCATGAAGGTCATGTCGGCGATCCACAAGCGCTTGCACTACGCGCAGAAGATCGAGTTCCGGATCTTGGCCCGCATCTTCCGGGACAATCTGCCTCCGGAATACCCGTATGACGTTGCTGGCGCCGAGCGCACGATTAAGGCGCAAGACTTTGACGAGCGTGTGGATGTCGTTCCGGTATCGGATCCAAACATCTTCTCGATGGCTCAGCGTGTTACTCTGGCGCAGACGCAGTTGCAGTTGGCACAGTCCAACCCGCAGATGCATAACCTGCATGCAGCGTATCGCCGGATGTATCAGGCACTCGAAGTCCAGAACATCGAGGAAATCCTGCCGCCGCAGCCGCAGCCGCAGCCGCTCGATCCAGCTGTCGAGAACGCTCGCGCGTTGATGGGTGAGATCCTGAACACATTCCCGGATCAGGACCATGACATCCACATCCAGATCCACATGATGTTTATGAAGACTCCGCTGGTGATGACGTCACCGCAGGTCATGGGCACGTTCTACGCGCACATCATGGAGCACGTCTCGCAGAAGGCGCGGCAGATGGTGATGCAGGAGATCCAAGGTCTGATCAGTCAGGTCCAAATGCTGGCGCAAACCGGAGCTATCGATCCGGTGGCCGCGCAGCAGCAGGTCATGCAGGTTCAGCAGCAAATGCAGAACCCAGCGGAGATCGAGAAGCTGGTGTCGATGCAGCAGATGCAGTTGATGCAGCAGGTCATCGCCGAGCTGGTGCCCGCGGGCCAAGATCCGATGGCCGATCCTCTCGTGCAGATCCGCATGCAGGAGCTGGCCATCAAGCAGGGTGAACTGCAGCGTAAGTCCACCGAGGACCAAGCGCAGATCGCCATGGAAGCAGCGAAGATGCAGCAGCGCGCTGCTACTGACGCCGCCCGGATCGAGAGCCAAGAAGACATCGCCGAGGAGCGCGCAGCGGTAAACCGGGAGCGCATCGAAGCGCAACGCGAGAACGCAATGATGAGGAATCGAAATGCCCCTCAAGGAAGGTAAGTCGCAGGATGTCATCAGCAGCAACATCCGCACTGAGATGGCTGCCGGCAAGCCGCGCGATCAGGCCGTAGCTATCGCCCTGTCCAAGGCCGGCAAGAAAAAGAAAATGGCGGAGGGTGGGGTGGTTCAGTCCCGCTTTAGCTCTTCGCCACGAGCCAATGTATTCAAAGGAGTTTTCTAATGCGTAATATCAATGAGATCGTCGTACACTGCACTGCAAC